CTTCAAAAATTTGATAGACACGTGGGTTAGATTGAAGGTTTGGTTTTGCCATTTTGATAATCCTTTAAATAGCGAGTTGTTGATAAGGTTTAGTTTTGTTGTAATGAATCGTAGCACCATTCTCACCGTCTTCTGAAACAGTGATAGTAATATTTCGATCTGGATACCGAGTTGCAATAATCTCATAAAGATCATCACTAATCATTTCACAACTTTTGTAATTCAATTCTAAGATACCTTGAGAATATTGATTCTCCAACCATCGTTTGAATTGAATAAACTCAATATCCCTGTCGTTGTGAAATACTTCAATAGTCACATCAAAGTGAAAGATGTGACGATGCGGAGTGCTTAAAAAACTAACATCATATTCGTCACCTGTTGCAAGTGCTGGATCATGACCTGCAGACGGGTAGCAGTGAATACCTTCTTTACGAAAGGTTACAAAAATTGTGCGAATTGCAGCCTGCTTAATACGGCCACGTTGTTCTAGTAGTGCTTGTTCTCTTTGATCCATTATCTATCATCTCCTAAATCTACTGTTTCATGGTCATGATCCCACTGTGCTCGGTTCAATAACCTCAATTCACTGAAATACTTATCCTTAGTTTCTATAAGTTTTTTAATTTTTTCAGGGTCAGCGTTACCTTCTTTTTGTAATTGAAAAAGTTGATTCTCAACTACTCTATGAGATTCTTCTAATGTTTTAATACGACTTCTATATGGCATATCATTCTCCTAATACTTTTGAAATTTCATCATCACTATCTTCAATCACTTCGTCAACCTCTGATTCTGTTTCAAACAATTGGTCAAACATAGTCATTGCATTTACCGTTCTCTTACCACTGATACCTTGACTACCAGATTGAAATTGCATCCATAGCCTACTGTTTTGATTAATCAAATCAATAGCTTCTTGCCTGTTCTTCTTTGAAAAGACCTCATCGATAACATCTTTGAATAGAACACGTTCAAACTGTTCATTCATTAACATTTTAGGAACAACTCCTGTATCATATTGACGATTGGCTTGTTGTACTGCCGACATATGTGTGAACACATTATGACTTTGCAATAGTGTATAACTCAATGTGTCCCAACTTGTTTTAGTCTCTTTGCCATGCTGTCCCAAGAAACCTACACCACGATAGCATAAGTCCCTAAGCTCTAGTTTATCAGTAACTGGACTATCTGTAAAGACTTTATGGATGCCATCAGCTATCACGGCATCCTTAAATTTGCGAGTGTCAGTCGAGTAAGACTTTTTCTCCGCAGTCTTTTCCATACTGTATGACCATTTCTTATTATGCTCAATACTTGTATTGAAATATGCCAAGCCTTTAGCCGCACTAAAGAAAGGACTTGCACAGTCAAATGTAATTTGTAGTTTAGGGTTATGGTACTTACGAATAGCACGTTGAATGTCACTAAACAATACTGCATATTCTAAGATACTTGTACCCAAACAGTGAATCAAGTCATGTTTGCCTTCTACTAACAGTCCGTCGTGAATGATATCAACCATTCTTGTTAACATCAAGTGTACATCAATCTTATTCTGTCCCCCGAATGCCCAACCATTAAAATGATTGTCTGGGTAAATATTAGGGTCACAGTATTTCTTCATCTGAGCATACCAGTCTTCCGACTGACCATGATTCCTACCCTGCAATACATTTAAGAATTTACATTTACCCGAACGATTGTTGATAAAGTATTCGTTGTTAATGTGAGTAGCAGTGATTGCTTCTTCAATAGTGCTGATACCATGAAGGCTATTACCGTTCTTGTCTTTCATACCAAAAGTAGTCAAAGACTGTGATGGGATATCTAAACACATACCATAGTCCATGTATGTGTCCATCCAGTTCAATACAGT